CATTGAGGCAGGTAAGCAGTACAAGTACCTACTTAAGATGGGCGTGTGTGAGGAGCAAGCAAGGATGGTGTTGCCACTTAACCACATGACTGAGTGGTACTGGTCAGGTAGCCTTGATGCCTTTGCTGATATGTGTAGGCTAAGGATTACACCAGATACCCAATATGAAAGCAGGAAGGTAGCCCTTGGTGTGGATAGAGAGATGTTAAAACTATTTCCTATATCATGGGACGCACTTGAAGGAGATGATGAATGAGTATGTGTGGTGAGAAAGAGAACGTACAGCGTGAGATAGCTACTAAAGAAGAAGAACTATTTGCTTTGACTAAAGAGATAACAGACTTACAATATAGATTAAAGAAGTTAGATGGGTTTGATCCACACTACATCAGACCTATGACACATGAAGAGAGGCAAAGGTCTAAGGAGAGAGAGGCAATCAACCATGTTCACCGTAGAGTTTGAATCAGATGCTTCAGTAATTACTACCCTAGATCAGGAGAATATGTTTGAAGATGTTGAGATGATCGTTGCAGATAATGGCATCGTATACATGAGGCAGTATGATGAAAAGATGGATGACTATCAGATGTTATTCATGAGTCTACAGCAGTTCACTGACATAATTGCTTCCTACCGTAGCCCAGAGGGTATGTATAAAATAATGAATAGGAAGAAGCCATGATGGAATTAGCACTAATAAGAACTCTAATGGACAAGGAGTTCTATGATAACAACAAGGGCATACGATGTCCTGATGAGTTGTTCAGTAAGGATGTGCGTAAGATTAAGCAGACACTAGACTATGCTATGACTACGTATGAACGCAGCCTAACTACCTCTGAGCTTGAGGCTTTGTTCTTTGCTAACAACAGCACTATGACTACGGCAAACAAACAGGCATACAATGATCTGTTCAAGCGTGTGTCACGTGAAGAGTCCATGAACAAAGAGATAGCTAGTGAGGTACTGTCTAAACTATTCCAACAGGTACTGGGTAACAAGCTGGCTAACATAGGCTTTGACTACGTTAACGGATCACTGGATAGCCTTGAGCCTGTGCGTAATCTATTGCAGACATATCAGGATGACTTCACACCTAACCTTAAGCTTGAGTTTGGTAACATAGAGATTGATCATCTGCTCAAGGCTAATGACATTCAGTCCCAATGGAAGTTCAACATACCTAGCTTAGGTAGGAACGTTGAGGGTATCAGTGGTGGTCACTTGATCATCGTAGGTGCACGGCCTAACACAGGCAAGACATCCTTCCATGCGTCACTGATAGGTGCGCCGGGTGGCTTTGCTTCTCAGGGTGCCAAGTGTCTGGTGCTTTGTAATGAAGAGGCATACGAGAGAGTAGGCGCACGTTACCTAAGTGCAGCAACATCCCTGTCCATGGAGGAGGTCAAGGGTAACTATGCCTTAGCTGCGTCACGCTATGAGCCAGTGCGTAAGCAGATAGAACTGTATGATAGTACGGGCAAGGACATGGGATGGGTTGAGGCTATCATCAAGGCTTACAAGCCTGACATAGTAGTGCTGGATATGGGAGATAAGTTTGCCGTTAAGAACAGCGACAAGTCAGATGTCTACCTTAAGAACGCTGCCATCCATGCACGTAACATAGCTAAGCAGTACGACTGTGCTATCATATGGATGTCACAACTATCAGCTGACGCTGAAGGTAAGATCAATGTAGATCAGTCTATGCTAGAGGGTAGTAAGACAGGCAAGGCAGCTGAAGCAGACCTGATGGTATTGATTTCAAAGAACCCTGTACTTGATGTATCAGATGATGATGCAGATGATTCACAAAGGTACTTGATCATTGCAAAGAATAAGCTTAAGGGTGGGTGGCACGGTAAGATAACGTGCGAGTTAGACGGGGCTAGGGCACAGTACCTAGCATAGAGAGGGGTGACAATGGAATTAGTTCTTGATGTAGAAAATACTGTGACACATAGGGGTGGTAAGATGCACCTTGATCCTTTTGAGGAAACCAATAAGCTTGTGCAAGTAGGTGTACAGGAAGTTGTGTCAGGTACTCAGGACATCTATAACTTTGATCACGCTGAAGCACAGGACTATGATGGGTTACAAGCTAAGCAGCTACAAACTAAGCTGGATGCGACTACTCTATTGATACTACACAATGCACAGCACGACATGCCGTGGCTTTGGGAGAGTGGCTTCAAGTATAGTGGTGCTATATACGACACTATGTTAGCTGAATACGTCTTAATGAGGGGTAATCACATAGAGATGACAGCTACTGGCTCCTTCAAGAAGAAGTCCATTAGCTTAGCTAACTGTGCGCTACGCCGTAACCTAGACTTTCAGAAGGATGATACCCTAAAGACTTACTTCAAGGAGGGATACAACACTAACGAGATACCACTGAAGGAACTTACTTACTACCTACAGTGTGACCTATCTACCACACGGGCATTATATGTGGCGTTACAGGAAGACTACGCTAAGCCTGACTCAGAATCTCTTATCAACATCCGTGACATCACGTTCAAGGTATGCCTAAGCTTATCTCGTATGTATTCATCAGGCCTCAAGGTAGACTTGAAGGCTCTGGAATCTGTGCGTACTGAGTTTGAGACAGAGAAGGCTGAGCTAGAGGGACGCCTACAGACTAAGGTACGCAAGCTGATGGGCGATACTCCTATCAACCTTAACAGCCCTGAGCAAATGTCACAGGTTGTGTTCTCACGCAGTATGATTAACAAGAAAGAATGGGCTGGCCTGTTTGACTTCACTAAGACAGACAAAGAGTATAGAGATGCAGTGTTTGCTAACAGTACACAGGTACGTAAGACTACTGCGTTTACCTGCCCTACCTGTATGGGACAATGCAAAACCTATAAAGTAAGGAAGGATGGCACAAAGTATGCCAGACCTAACAAGTGTAAGGACTGTGATGCTAGGGGCTACCAGCTAAGGAAGTCCAATGAGTTGGCGGGGCTTGGCTTCATGCCACCTAATAAGAAGTGGGTCAGTGCCAATGGCTTTAGTACTGGCAAGGATAATCTTTCTACCCTTATGACTACAGCTAAGGCTAACAACATGGTCAGTGCATTAGACTTCCTTAAGGATCTCAAACGACTGTCAGCCATATCAAGTTACCTATCCTCATTCGTTGAGGGCATATCTGTACACACAAAGAAGGATGGATACCTTCACGTAGGCCTGACGCAGCACATCACTAGCACAGGTAGGTTCTCAGGACGCAACCCTAACATGCAGAACATGCCACGAGGCGGTACGTTCCCCGTAAAGAAAGTATTCGTGTCACGTTGGGAAGGTGGTAGCATCATGGAAGCTGACTTTGCTCAGCTAGAATTTCGTGTCGCTGCATTCCTATCACAGGATAGCTTAGCTATCTCAGAGATTGCATCAGGGTTTGACGTACACAGCTACACAGCTAAGGTTATCAGTGATGCAGGACAGGCAACTACCCGACAGGAAGCTAAGGAGCACACCTTCGCACCCCTGTTCGGGGCTACAGGCTATGGACGCACACCTTCAGAGGCATCGTACTACCACCACTTCATTGAGAAGTATGAGGGCATTGCTGCTTGGCATAAGAAGCTGGGCAATGAGGCAGTACGGTATCAAAAGATTACTAACGTAGGCGGTAGGCAGTATGCCTTTCCCGGTACAGAGAGGAGGCCTAATGGGTTACCAACAAACTTTACTATGATTAAAAACTATCCAGTGCAGGGGTTTGCTACAGGAGATGTCGTACCTGTAGTGTTGGTGGAGCTAGAGAATAGGCTCATGCCTATGAGATCTACTCTGGTCAACAGTGTGCATGACTCAATGGTCATAGACATACACCCCTACGAGAAAGATCAGGTGATAGAGATCATTAACTCTATGAATATGGACCTGCACCAAATCATCTACGACTACTACAAAGTCAAGATGAATGTACCTCTACTATTAGAGGCAAAGATTGGGCCTAATTGGCTTGACACACATGACGTATGAGGTTATAACTTAGCTTCGTTTAACAAATATGATTGATAAAGGATCACAATATGACAACAGATGTAGCACTTAAAGTAGACGGTATGTCACTGGCTGAGGCCATGGGTATCAGTACTGGTGGCGGTGGTAGTACAGCACAGTCCTCCTTGGCACGTGTAAATCAAGTACACTCAGCCCTCACAGTAACAGATGCTGATGGGGATGATGTCATCAAGGTTCCAGTGGGAGCCTATAAGGTAACACTACCTGATGGCGAGGTTGTTTACAGTAAGACAATCTCTACACGTATCTTCTCACAGCGTCACCAGTGGCAGAAGTGGGATGCAGATGCTAAGGCTATGCACAAGACATTGCTAGCAGCTAACCTCAACATGGACCTAAAGGATACGACAGGTAAGTTTAACCTTGGGCGTCCATCAGGATACATCAAAGACTTTCAGTCACTACCTGAAGAGATGAAGACAATCATCCGTAGTGTTAAGCGGGTGCGTGTACTGCTTGGTGTGCTTACGTTAGACAAACCTACTGATGACATGGGCACTGCTATCAAAGGTCTTGAGGCAGAGATGCCATTCGTAATGGATGTGAAGAACAACGAGTCCATGAAGGCTATGGATGCATCTATCAGTCAGATCATTAACAAGAAGCTGACACCTGTAGAGCACACCCTCAAGTTAGGCAGTGCTAAGCGTGACCTACCATCTGGCGGTAAGTATGCCATCATTGTACCTGCACTAGGTGAGCAGGTTCCATATGGCGCAACTGATAGTAAGATCCTTCAAGACTTTATTGATTGGATTGCTGGCACTAACAGCTGGATAGAAGGCAAGCACAAGGATGCTGCTTCAGGTTCTATCTCAGATGAAGACGCTAAGATCGTAGGCTCTATCGTAGAAGTACGAGAGTTTGAGGGATGATACACCCAGCTGAGCTATCAGTACACGCATTCTTGCGGTCAGCTATTAATGGCAAAGCAAGTATGAGTGAAGAGATAATACAAGGAGTAGCCACTGATGTGGCTGCTGCTCTCAACAAGCAGTTCAATGGTGGGCCACGTGATGAGTTTCGTTTGCGTATGTCCAACATTGGACGGCCTAGATGCCAGCTGTGGTTTGCGAAGAACAACCCAGACACTGACGTTCAGAAGCCTACATCATTCATGTTGAACATGTTGATGGGTGATTGGACTGAGGCTATGTTCAAGGGTGTACTACGTGCAGCTGGTGTAGAGTTTGGTGATAATGATAAGGTCACCCTAAAGGTAGGTGATGCTGACATCAATGGTGAGTATGACATGGTGTTGGATGGTAAGGTAGACGATGTTAAATCAACTACACCCTACGGTTACGACAACAAGTTTGCCAGCTATGATTCACTAGCCTACGCAGATGACTTTGGCTATGTGTCCCAGCTTATAGGCTATGCTGTGGCAGCTGACAAGGGTGTCGGTGGATGGTGGGTGGTCAACAAAGTTAATGGTCAGTTCAAATATGTATCAGCTGAGACAGCTAATGTAGAGGAGGTAATGGAGACTATCAAAGGTACAGTAGACTACATCAATAATGATGAACCCTTTGAGAGATGCTTTACGGCTGAGCCAGAAACGTTTAGGAAGAAAGCAAGCGGCAACATGAAGCTATGCAAGACGTGCTCATGGTGTGACCACAAGAAGAAGTGCTGGCCTGAGTTACAAGAGCTACCATCTAAGGTGTACTCAGGATCAAAACTACCCCCGTTAATAGAATATACTTACGTAGAAGGATAAACGTACATGACTAAAGTTACACTAGATGATATTGATTATGACACAGATGACTTTACAACTGATCAATCAGCAGTAATGAAAGAGATCCAGCTTAATGGTAGCTCTAAGGGTAGCCTTGAGTACCAGCTGTACTGTGTGAATGCTCAGGGTGACAGGCTGGTTAATACTTTGAAGGCATCACTAACAAGCAACAATGAACCAGCTGATGCAACAATCTAAAAGGTATCACGCTAAAGGTAAGTATAGGAGTGGTCTAGAAAAAAGTACTGCTCTTATACTATCTGGGTGTCAAAAGGCTGTACGTTATGAGCAGCTGAAGATAGAGTGGGAAGACTTACGCTATCGCACCTACACGCCTGACTTCCAGCTAGACAACGGTATACTAATTGAGACAAAAGGTATCTTTGATTCTGAAGACAGAAACAAGCATTTAGAAGTCCGTAAGCAGCACCCTGAGTTAGACATTAGGTTTGTATTCAGCAACGCCTATGCTAAGCTGTACAAGGGAGCTAAGTCTAAGTACTCAGGTTGGTGTGATAAGCATGACTTCCTCTGGGCAAACAGAGTTATACCTGAGGCATGGCTTGAGGAAAAAGGAGATATCATTAAGGCGGATCGTATACCATTAAAGAAAGAGAGAAGGAAGTAACATGCCATATGAATTAGCAGACGATGAAGTTGCTTTTATTATACGCCCAATAAACAATGAGGACATGGATGAATGGGATGGTAGTGTAGGTACAGGCATAGCAGTAGGTGATAACTTCTGTTACTCTGATGATGTTCTTAGTGACTTAGTTTACGTAGCTACTCTATGTAGTGCCTTCTTAGATTTGATGGAGAAGGATGAGGAGGTATTTAATAGCGTAAATGACCACCGTTACGAAATGATGATGAAGCAAATTAATAACCGTAATAAGGAAGATAAGCCTTTACAAAATACCAAGGGTGAGGTAGTAAACTTCAACGAGTATACAAAAACAAAGGGTAACGCATGACTAAGTTTGATCCAGTAGATCGTCCAGCCCACTACAACATGGGAGGTCTAGAATGTATTGACTATATCAAACAGGTAGTAGGCTTGGATGGGTTCATTGCTTACTGCCATGGCAACATGATCAAGTATCAGCACCGCTACCGTTACAAGCAGAAGCCAGCAGAAGATATGTTGAAAGCTGCATGGTACTTAAATAAAATGAATGAAGCACTAGCGGAGAAACACAAATGAAGGGCAAGACTTTTAGCGTCACGTTCTTACTTCACATTGATGAAGCTAATAATATATTAGGATCGTATGAAGACGCACATACGGATGACGTTAGTGATCTTGTAACTGACACGTTCTATGATATAGATGACGTTGCTGTACAGAACATCTTAGTAAAGGAAAGAGACTTATGATTACACAAGAAGACATTGATTCTATACGGTACAAGACAGACATAGAAGAATACAATGACAAGTTTAATGAGGATGGTATACCTAAGAATGACCTAGCTGCTTACAGTCAGTGGGTTGAGGGCAAGATAATAACTAAGGGCATGACAAGGCAGGTAGAGAATATCTTAGGTCTTGTAGGAGAGGCTGGTGAAGTAGCTGAGAAATTAAAGAAGAGCTTACGAGATGGGGCTGTACTAGACAAAGAAGGTATGATAAAAGAACTAGGTGACGTACTGTTTTATGTTGCAGCATGTGCAAACTTCTACGGTAGTACACTAGAGAAGGTAGCTAATTTAAACATGAAGAAACTAAACAGTCGCAAAAAGCGTGGCGTATTACAAGGATCAGGGGACAACAGATGAACAACTATCTACCTACAGATTACCAATCATTTATACACAAGTCCCGCTATGCACGATGGCTGGACAAGGAAGGAAGGCGTGAGACTTGGGGCGAGACAGTATCACGCTACATGGAAAACATTGTATACCCTGTGGCTGGCACAGACACGTACATCAAGGAGATTGAAGAAGCTATACTATCACTAGAGGTAATGCCTTCTATGCGTAGCCTCATGACAGCTGGTCCTGCAGCTATGAGAGATAACATTAGCATGTACAACTGCTCATACATTGCAGTAGATAACATCGTAGCATTTGATGAAGCTATGCACGTTCTCATGTGCGGTACTGGGGTAGGCTTCAGTGTTGAGCGTCAGTACGTTCAGAAGCTACCTGAAGTACCTGAGTTGTTTAACAGTGAGACTAACATAGTTGTTAAGGACAGCAAAGAAGGTTGGTCAAAGGCTCTACGTCAAGTGATTGCGCTACTGTACAGTGGTGAGATACCTACGTGGGACGTGAGTAGAGTACGCCCAGCTGGTGCAAGGCTCAAGACATTCGGAGGTAGGGCATCAGGCCCAGCGCCACTGATTGACTTGTTTAACTTTACCATCAATACATTTAGGGGTGCTCAAGGTAGAAAGCTTAGCTCCATTGAGTGCCACGACATCATGTGTAAGATAGGTGAAGTAGTAGTGGTAGGTGGTGTACGCCGTAGTGCTATGATATCATTGAGTAATCTTAGTGATGACCGTATGCGTACAGCTAAGTCTGGTGCATGGTGGGACAACAACCCGCATCGTGCCTTGGCTAACAACTCAGTAGCATACTCTGAGAAGCCTGACAGTCTATCATTCATGCGTGAGTGGATGGCATTGGTTGAGTCAGGCTCAGGTGAGCGTGGTATCTTCAACCGTGAGGCAGCTAAGAAGCAAGCAGCTAAGAATGGTAGGCGTGATGCAGACCATGACTTTGGTACAAATCCTTGCAGCGAGATAATTTTACGCAGTGGTCAGGTGTGCAATTTAACGGAGTGTGTAGTACGTGCGACAGACAATATTGATTCACTTGAAAAGAAAGTACGCATTGCTACAATCTTGGGTACTATCCAATCTACCTACACAAAGTTCCCCTATCTGCGAAAGATGTGGCAGCGAAATACCGAAGAGGAACGACTGTTGGGTGTGTCTCTCACGGGGATAATGGATAACCCATTACTCACAACTAAGAACGCTGGATTGGAGAAAACACTTGAGCATCTTAAGTCTATCGCCGTGGCTACTAATGCTGAGTGGGCTGAGCGCCTTGGCATCCCTGTCTCTACTGCTATCTCATGCGTTAAGCCTTCAGGCACGGTATCACAACTTGTTAATTCCAGTTCTGGTATTCACGCTCGTCACTCACCCTATTATATTCGTACTGTGCGTGGTGACAACAAAGACCCACTGACACAGTTTATGATAGACCAGAAGATACCTAATTCTCCAGACGTAATGAAGCCAGACCAGACTACAGTGTTTAGCTTCCCTCAGAAGGCACCTGATGGCGCAGTGTGTACCAAAGATACTACGGCAATTGAGCAGCTAGAGATGTGGCTCATGTATCAACGGCATTGGTGTGAACATAAGCCTAGCGTAACTATAAATGTACGTTCTGATGAATGGTTTGAAGTGGGTGCTTTTGTATACAAGTACTTTGATGAGATGTCTGGCGTGTCGTTCCTGCCCTTCAATGAACACACATACCAGCAAGCACCTTACCAAGACTGTGGTAAGCACGACTATGAGACACTGCTCTCGTGTATGCCAGAGAAGATTAATTGGGAAGACCTAGCAAACTATGAGAAGGAAGACAACACTGCAGGGAGTCAGACACTAGCGTGTTCTGGTGATTCCTGTGAAATCGTAGACTTAGTATAAAGGAAATACAACATGACTTTTCTATCAGCACTTATCGTAGTACCAGTAATGACAATATTTACAGGGACTTTACTTGAAAAAGTTGTCATCCCTGTTATTACTTACATAGCTACCTAATGAAACTAGAACAAGAAGCACAAGACCACTTAGATAGCAAGAGGCGTGTGTTTGATGAAGGCCTACTGGATCACTTTACTTGGACAGAAGAGTTCGTCAACAATAACCTCTGGCAAAGTGAGGAGCTAGAGATAGCTAAGCAACACCTCACTACTGCCCTGCTATGGGTTAGACGTTCAGCAGATAAGCATGGACTTAAGTAATACTAGAAAGGGCGGCTTAGTGTCGCCCCTTCTTTTGTTTAGCTTACCTATTGGAACCAGAGACTACACTAGATAGGTCATCCTTAACAGCATCTAAGTATAGTATTAAGAAATCTAATTGATTGTCATCTAGATCTGTTATCTCCATGTCTAGATTTAATTTCTTCATTGCCTTAGTTACATCAGACTTAGTAGAACCTTTGCCACCCTTACTTATATTATAAAGCTTAAGGGTCTTACTGTCACTAGGGTCAATACTATTCTCAAGTATATCCATAGTAGTCTTCTTGGAACGTTTAAGTACATCAGCAAGCATGGCCTTTCGTTCTTTCACACCATTATTTTTCCACTCATAACTGTTTACCGTCTTCTCAGCATTAGTTTCTAAGAATCCAAACACATATTTATTGATGTCGTTCCTTACCTCTGGGATAAAAGACTTTATGTTAGTACGCCATTGAGGCATACCTATCTCATTATACATACGTTGAATAGATGTCTGACCTGACACTTCCCTATAACCAAAGATACGTCCTATGCCTGTTGGTGTAGCCTGACCAGTTAGTGCATTAAACTTTTCTTTTTGTTCAGGTAATAGATCTGTAAAGATTTGATCTACATAACGAGTAGACTTGTTTATAAACTCTGAGCCTTGCTTACGATCAGGTGGTATGAAGTCTTCCCCTCTAGCTAAACCTATGATCTGATTAACAGGATCAAATGGTCTTGATAATCCACTGATATACATAGAACCTGTATCTTGTACAACTTTAATTAGTTGATCTCTAATTGGCTCATCCATATCCCCTGTTATAAGGTCTGCAAATAAATCATAGGACATCTTAGCTGAGTCACCTAGCTGACGTGTTAGATTTTTAGGTCCGAATACAGTTACAATTTCTCTCCACATATCAGGAGGAGCACCACCATCCCTAACCATGTGAGCGCCTACACGTCCCATAGCTTTATAGTAGCTGTACGGGAAGTCATACATGCGGTTACGTATCGCACCATCTGAACCCCGTTCATCAAACAAAGCCAAGCCTTCTTCCATGTTCTTATATTCACGTGCAGCTGTGACACCAATCAGACCAAGACCTACGGAGCTTTTGATAGCTAATTCTAAAGGGTCACGGGTAGTACCAGCTGCATACTTATGTACAAAACTTATACCTGAGTGATCAAGGAAATGACCCAAGGTGTTGTTAAAGAATTGCCCAAAAGGAACCATAGCTCCAAAGACAGGAACCTTTCGTATGTCTTCTATAGGACGTGCAAAATATTCAAAACCTTTAGCTGCCTTTGTACGGTCACCGCCATATGACTTAGCGTACACAGATCTTAGTGCATCCTCAACAGCTGTGGCTTGCAGTGCAGCGTATTCGTCACCCTTTAAGTTCTTAAATAAGTTAGGGTCTTGTATAAATTCTGAGTAGGACATATTATAGTTTATACGAATCTGTTTATCTATGGCGTACATAAACTCTTGGGACTTAGTGAACATGTCCTGAGCCTTAACACCGTACATAGTCTGTGCAAAGTCCATGACCTTTTCAAAACCGCCGGGCTTATTTACATCAGACATATCAAAGCCTAAGTTTTTATACACGTCATCAAGCTCAATGCCGCCAGACATGTAACGGAATAATTCTTTCTGCGCCTTAGGATTTGCTGATAGATAAGAGAAAGCTGCTTGCTTTGTAGCGTAGGGGCTTACTAAGTTTGTAAAC